TGTTCTTTTGAATATTTAGGTTGCTTGCTACTTATATTACTATTATTGTTGCCGTCTTCTTCACCGTCACCTTCCCAGTCTAAATGCTCGTCAAGTAATTCGCCTAATTGATTTAAAAAGTCATCACCGTTTTGTTTTGCTTGTTCAAAAATATCATCATACACTTCTTCAGAAGACCATGTATCGTATTTAAAGTCCTGATAGCAATCAACTAGTTTAGGAATAGTACCAATACGATCACGTACTAGTAAGTTATTAACAATGTAATCTGCGGCAATATTATATATTTGTCCGTCTCTATCTTCTCTGCGAGTTAAGTGATCAAATACACAATGTAAAATTTCGTGTGCAATAACAAATTCAATCTCTTGATTTGACATTGCGTTAAAGAATTGAGTGTTAAAGAATAAGTTTCTGCCATCTACAGCGGCAGTGGGTAACCAATCATCAGCGGCCTTAATACGTAAACGTGTAGCCATGTTACCAAAGAATGGGTGACGTAATAAAAGACCAATACGTGCAACAATAATCCTGTCCATTACATCTATACGCATTGTTTCCAATGCTGCTGGTGTAATATCCGGATCTGGTATCCATCTTTGCTTAGTTGCAACGCTCATGTGCTATATCCTCTTTGCCTTGTTTATACTATAATTATATAGCATCTTGTTACTAAAGTCAAGAAAAAATGGAGGTTTTTTGTACGGGAACCTCCAAACCCAACACACCTTAAGACCTTGTTTGTGCGGCCTTAATATACTTTCCAAAACGCTCATGGAACTCATCAAAACATTCAATTTCGTCTGGATCAATCGGTAATTCATATTGGGTCAACGCCAATTTCATACCCATTACTACCAGCTCAGTTTCGAAGTTATCCATTGCAAAACGTAAGAAGTTATTAACTTTAGTATCAAACTTCTTATCGTTCTTATCCGAGCTTTCTTTTAGTTCGTAGCAGAGCGAAACAGTGAGGGAATACATAGCACTGATTTCTTTCTGTTTCAACTCAGTTACCTTACCTTCTAGAATATCTGTCGGGTTAGGCATAGTTGACGCTACTTTGCGGTGTGCCATAAACTTAACTGCAAGACCTTCACCAATGGCACCTGATACAAGGTCTGTTGTAGTTTCTGCTTCTATATCGTCATCTAACAATTCAGAAACAAAAGTCCACGAACGTGGAGTTGCAAAAGAACGACTTGGACTTTTTGGATCAAAGTCATATAAGTCTTTCTTTGCAAACTGTAAGTAACCAGCTACATCTGGATGTATGCCGTTAGCTACAGCCCACTGGAACCAATCATCAAATGATACAGTTAATTCTAAGTGAATAAAACGGTTTGCCAACGGTGCTGGCATTCTGTATGTAACACCTTTATCTGCATCACGATTACCTGCCGCAACAATAAGAACATTGTCCGGAAGTGTGTAAGTACCAATCTTGCGATTAAGAATAAGTTGATAAGCTGCAGCTTGCACACTAGGTGCTGCTGAGTTCATTTCATCTAAGAATAAGATGATAAATTTGTGTAGTTTAGCAAATTCTTCTGTTGGAAGTTCTGCTGGCGGTGCCCAAACCATTGTACCTGAATTGCTATCAAAGTATGGAATACCTTTAATATCTGTAGGCTCCCATAATGACAGTCTAATGTCAATTGTATGAGCGTCGATTGAATCACCGACTTGCTGAACAATTTCAGATTTACCAATACCTGGGGGTCCCCATAAAAAGACTGGACGTTTCTTTTTCATTGCATGAAGAAGACTTGTCTTTGCTCTGTTAGGAGTAATTTGTCGAATAGCTAAGTTTTCCATTTGTATTTCCTCTAGTAGTATGTATATCAGTTATCAGTGCTATCTTCTAACTATGTATACTATTATACGGTCTAATGGAACGGTTGTCAACCGTTAATGGAACTTTATTTGTGTTTTATTTGTCTTTTGTTTGCCGCGACATGGCCTTAGCTAGTCCATACTTGCGTAGATCTCCTGAAAAGAGACCCAGTTCGACTGCCTTTCGTTCACTTGTAACGAACATACTATGCTTGGAAATGTAGTATGGACAGTCTATAAACTTGTCTAAGAAGATAATAATTTGTGTAGTAATTGGCATGTCTGCTGGATAAGGAATTTCGTACGTAGCTAAGTCGATAGTATTAATCACATCAAACCCTAACTCTGTTAGACGTAGTCCACCTGAGGTCTTTTCTCTTGTATTCTGCCACCATATTGGCATGTACTCAGCAACAGTTGCACTATTGACAGTTTTGTTGAGTTGTTTAAGAAAGACTTTAGTGTACGTTTCTTTCCAGTTCATTCTGCAACAACAATCTCGCCCGATGTTAACATAACAACGGTAAAGTCTTCACAGTTAAATAAGTCGTTAAGTTTTTTTGATAAGTTTATTGCATGGCCTGGATTTGAAAAGGAGACCTTTTTATATTTTGGACCAGGATAGTTTGTAATAGCGTTTAGGCTTTTAAGATTAAACGGTTTGTTGTTATAGAAAACAGCCCATATTGCTTCTGCATCTAATATCTGCTCTGCACGGTAAGTTTTCTTATCTATATGCTCTAACAGTATCTTTGGTTTAGGTCTACTCATATGCGTCATCCTTAATTATGTACGCATATATTTATCTCTTTCTACTCGATTAACTACGTACTTATTATAGACGCTTATTTCCAGTTCCCGCCACCACCGTCCATGTTAATTTGTATAACTTCGTCATCTCCTCTGCTGTATGACGCTATTAGGCGCTCTAAATCGCCTTCTAAGCGTGTCATTACGATACCTAGTGTAAACGCTAGTGCCTTAGCTTCTGCTGTAGTGAACTTAATCTCTTTAGCGTTACTTGCATCAGCAACCTTTACTTTTTGTAAAAATTGCTGAATTGGAAATGTGTTTAATGGTTCACTTTGCATTTTCAATGCTCAATGCTTGACGCATTTCAAGATCTGTTTTAAACGGTCCTTTAAACTCGTAACGTTCAATAGTAATTAGTTTAGGACAAAAACTCTTTACCCAACCTTTATCAAAACCAATAATGTAGTAACCTGCACAATATAAACTTTTACTCTTGTTACTCTTAGTAAACAACGGTAAACGATTCTTTACATCGTAAAGACTATTATACGGTACACAGCTAGTTGGAAAGTTATATACTTCCTTAAATGCTGTTTTAGTTTCTTCTACAACTTGTGTAATTGCATCAGCAAATAGTGTATTGCCGAATGTCTTTTTAAGTGCTACTTCACTATCAAAGTACTGTGTTGCAGCACCTGAACTAAACAAATATTTGTCTTCTGATAAAGATAGTGTACCTACTCGTTCACCTTCTTGTTCAACAATCCAAAACTTGTCTTTTAAAATAGTTTTTGCTTTTATCATTATGTTTCCTTACTCCGGGTACTTTGCGTTTAGTGGCTCTGCGAAGTATTGTGCCTGATCTGCAATACGTTGCATATCCCACTTAGCACAGAATTTCATAAGACGCATACCTACTTGCTGAACTTGCTTGGGCTTTGCGTTCTCGTCAATTGTTTCGTTAATTATATCTCTAATTTCTTTAGGCTGTGCTGTTAAGTCACACAGTACAACATTACGTTGATAGTCATCTAGTACGCGATGCTCTGCACCTTCATGATCAGTCCAACGTTGTAGCATCATGTTATTCCAGTTAAAGCCTTTATTAGACTTATCATCGTATGCTTCAATAAGGCCAACTTTGTTCTTAGTGCCTTTCTTGCGTACTCCGGGATAAGCACTAAACACATTATCACTTGTGTCGCCACGCATACACTTCTCAAACAACATAAAGTCGGGATGTGGAGCAGGCTTTGCTTCTTTAGTCTTTTTATCAATTACATGATTACCTTTCTTATCAAAATAACCTTCGTGTGTAATTGTTATATCCTGTATGCCGTTATACTGCTTACAGTTAGGTGCAATAAGTTGTGCAAAGTCACCGTCTGTACTAATAATAACATGATTGTCATTAGGGTGTGCTTGTACCCAACCTGCAATAAGATCGTCTGCTTCTAGTTGCGAATGTCGCATAACAGTACAATTAGTCTTTTCTGTAACAAAGTTTTTAAACTCGTCAAAGATTTCCCAAAACGCTGTATCTTCTTCGCTTTCGACAACAGTCATTTTATCACGTGCAACTTGTCTATTACGCTTATATGGTAAGTAAAAGTCTTTACGCCAACTACGTCCTTCTAAACAAAACACAACATGATCTGCGTTAAAGTCTTGCCATGCTTTCTTAACACCTGCAAGTGTAATATGTAGGGCCATGCCTACTTTAGTGTCTAAGTCGCCACGTACTACGTGTCGGGCTCGAAAGAAAGTGTTTGCTGTATCTACTAGAATATAAGTTGCCATATTATGAACACCCCGATATACAAATTGATAAAATGTTGCCATTCTGTAAGAAAGCAACAAGTAGTGTAATGCCTAAAATTTCTAACATAGTTCTGCCTTTGTGTAAATTATAATACTATTATAACACCAGAACTGGCTGTTGTCAATCATTTATCAGCTTACTTCGCTTTTGTCTTTGTCCAAAGGAACTACTTTAATATGACCCATATCTCTATCGGTCGATTGTCCTTCTTCTTCAAGCATTTGAATTATAACACTTCTAAACCATTTATCAACAATTTCTTCATTAGACTCACCGCTGTATCCAGCGTCTAATAGCTGTTCAATGAACTCATTATTCCAATCAAGTTCAAAGAAGCCATTTCTAATGTTGTCAGGATTAACTTGTGTGTCTAACACAGCAACCCATGGTTGGTTATGTTTAGTAGCATATTCCTTTTCTTTGTCAAGAATAGATCTACGCTGTTCTTCTGTAGTTGCTTCTAACGCCGGGTCAAGTACCGGTTTAGTTTTAAACGGATTTAGTTTATTAATTATATCTTTCATATCTTTCATTATAGTCCTGCCTTTCGAGCTCTGTGCTCGGGTGATTCAGTTGATGCTGTCATAGCTTTTTTATGTTGTTCATTGTAATATTCCCTAAGATCATTTGGGCTAAGTCCCCCATGCATTGCCGAAAAGGTCGATATGGAGTCTGGGCGTGAATCGCCAGCCTTGCGCCATACAAAGTTCCGCCACCTCTTTAACGTTAAGGACATATTCTTCCGACCGTCCGCCCAACGGCATAAGATATACCGGACACTCGATCCCGGCGCCCCTATACTCAGCAACAGCTTTTTTAACTTCTTCAACGTCCACACTGTCAGCCACAACAAACTTAAGATAAAGTTGACTATTGCCAACGGTACTATACTGACTAGCAATATTAGGGTTAATAGCGTCCTCCCAAGATTCTCCACTGACACTAAGTTTTGGGGAACAACTCCAAGTAACTTCAAATCCTCTTTGAGCATTGAGGTAGTCGTAGAACCCAGGTTGTAAATCTTGTGAAGTGTTTGTTTCAAATGTAACATTTTTTAAGTCTCTCATACGTGGATGGTCTAGAAGCTCTGTATAAAACTTTTGCCATCCTAACAAAGGTTCACCACCGGTAAATATTAAATGGACATCTTGTCCATTATCCATTGTCCACTTACCTTCTGGAGTAAGTGATAACAAGTGTTCAACTACATCGTCTACATTTCTATCCATCATTAACTTTTTAAACTCAGGATAGATACTTGCATATGTATCACAACCAGTGTGTATAATAGGCAAGTCATTAAAGTCTGTTGTTGTCTTGTGTACTTCTTTGGCAATTAAGTCCGCTACTTCAGGATTGTGTTTAATGCCGTTTGCTTGGTTTTCTGCACGACTAGGTGCATTGCGATCAAGTCCAAAGTTCATACAACGAAAGTTACAACCAAAGGTGCGTAAGAATACACTAGGTACTCCTACAAACTTGCCTTCGCCTTGTACGCTGTAAAACGCTTCAGAATATCTTAGTTTCATTTCCTTCTTCATTAGCAGCTAAACTCCTGTTGTAGTTTAATGTTATCAAAGAACTCTTTCTTTGTTCCTGAATCATCTTTAAAAGCACCTTTTAAAACAGTTGTCTGTGTAAGACTACTATTTGCCATAATGCCTCTGTTCTCACAACACCCATGTGTTGCTTGAATGTAAACACCTAAGTGTTCTGCATTAGTTGCTTTTTGAATCTCTTTAGTAATGTCATTTGCA